TAAAGTGTTCACTCGCTGAAAGCCTTGTGGCACAAGGGTTTGAGGGGTGCGAATGAAGGGTTTTGAACACTTGAACACTTTTTCAGAAAAGTTTCTGCTCTTAAAAAGATCAGTTTTTCTATAAATAGAGAAAGTGTTCAAAAGTGTTCACTGTTCAAACCAAATTCTGGAATGAATATTCTGCCATTTATTGGAATTTTCATGGTATTTTGTGGCATAAAATCACCGGCTTTTGTCCATAATTTTCCGTTTCAGAGCACAAAAAATTCAAGGAGCAGGAGGTAAAAAACCGATGTGGGCGATCCGAGAACTTCGCAGGTTAGGCTTTGAATTCTCCGTGATTAGGAAGCAGGGCAGCGATGGAACGGAGAAAACTCGTATAAATTACCGATTTGTAGGGGAGAAGAGACCGCCGGAAAAGGTTACAGCCCCTCTATTCGCTGCCCTGAAAAGGCAGAAAAGAGAGGCAGTTGCGTACCTGGAAGGTCCGCATTTCAGGAAAAAGGAGTATGTTGAACCGGAAAATATGTGGGAAGAGGCCAGGCTAATGCTTGAAAGGTTTGGTTTTTTCCTACTGGAGAGCAATGTTCTTGACGATACTATCGCAGTCTTGGCGGACGGAAAGGAGCGAGAGGACATTCAAGCGTTGAATGAAAGCTTCCTCAAGGACATCCCCTGCTACACGGCACAAGAAGTGCGGCTGCTATGGGACAAGAGGCAGCAGGGATTGGATGAAGAGGGTTTGCGGCGGCTGCATGAGGCGAAGAGGATGTTTGATGGGAGGGTGGTGAGGTGAAAAAAGGGGGGAGGGGTAGTGATGTGAACTGCCATTATTGCAACAAAAAAATCGAAGGCAAAGGCAAGAAAATCGGTCCTGATATGATGTATTGCGGGGTGGAGTGCTATGTTCAAGAGGCTTATGAGGATTATCCGGGGACTGCTCTGGCGAAGATGCTGGAGAGAATGTATCCGGAGTTGACAAGGGAGAGGAAATTACATTGAGCGATTTTCTTTTAGGTTTGCTTAAAAGTGGCAATAATTTTTTAAAGAAAGGAGAAATTATGAAAATACCAGACAAAGTAAAAATAGGTGGCTATGAAGTCAAGGTTCGCTGGACGGACAATTTAGTAACTGATAGAGGCCATATTGGAGAGTATAGTCCTAGGGAACAAGTAATTATCATCGACAAGGCAAGTACTAAACAGGAGAGTAAGGAGACATTTTTACATGAGTTATTAGAAGCGATAAAAAGTATTTATGGCTTAGAGTTAGAGCACAAATGTTTGTCGTTATTGTCACTTGTCTTGCATCAGGTCATTGAGGATAACCCAGGGATATTTAAAGTTGAGGATTGAAAGCTGAAAGGGGGCTTTCATCATGCCAAAAAGCAAAGAACCAAAACAAGGCAAAGAGCTCAAAAAAATAACAAACAAAGTGACCAAAAGACTAGATAGAATCGTTACCGATGCTCCGCAACCAGGAGCAGATGAACTGCCCGTAGTAAAGACAGGCTTCGGGCAAGAAACCTTTTACGAAGAGCGATTTGACGAAATAGCTTTTGATATGGCCTGCAAGGGGCTTACCCAGGCGAATATAGCGGCTAGGTTTGGCGTTACGCCCCGTACTTTGCGGAAATGGATGGAAAAATATCCTTCTTTGAAAGAAGCGATGGATGCGGGATATGCGGTATCGGTTGGGAATGTAGAAAATGCGCTGTACAGGGCAGCTACCGGCTTTACCTATGAAGAAGAAGTGCTAAACAAAAACGGCGAAGTAGTGAAGTTGAAGAAGTATGAGAAGCCGAATCCAACTGCGATTATCTTCTATCTCTGTAATAGGGATAGGGAGAACTGGAAGAACGTGAATAGAGTTGAGCACACAGCAGAAGATGGCAAACCGCTTACAGTTCATTTTAATATACCGAGGCCGGAGATTCCCCAAAAACAGGTAACGAATGTTGAAATTAAGGATTCGGAGATAAAAGAATTGCCGGAAGGGAAATAACAAAATGGACGAAGGTAGAAGAGAGATAACCATTCCCTATGAACCTAATGCAAAACAGGCTATTTTCCATGCTTGCGGCGCCGATGAAGTTGTTTACGGCGGCGCAAAAGGGGGAGGGAAGAGTTGTGGCCTGGTGATGGAAGCACTTGCCTATGGGCTTGAATACCCAGAAGCCACCATGTACCTATTCCGTGAAACCTATGACGACCTGGAAGCCAACATAATCAGGGAATGGAAAGAGAAAGTACCAAGAGAGTTGTATCAGTACCATGAAACTAAGCATATTGCTACGCTTATCAATGGCACAAAAGTATATTTTCGTTATATCCGCAACCTTGAGGACGCTTTAAGCTATCAAGGACGGTCAATGGATTTTATAGGGGTAGACGAACTTACTCAGCACGAAGAAAGGCCTATTCAGATCTTACTTTCTTGCCTTCGTTCACCAAAGGGCTATCCTCCCAGGTTTAGGGGAACCTGTAACCCTGGCGGGATCGGACATCTTTGGGTAAAAAATCGGTATATTATTCCTACAGATTACGGCAAAAAATGGGCTATTGACGAAGTAACAGGGAATACAATAGCTTTTATACCTGCCACAGTTTACGATAACTATGTTCTCATGGAAAATGACCCTGCCTATGTCCGGCGGCTTGAAAACCTGCCGCCAGCACTAAGAAAGGCATACAAAGACGGCGATTGGGATGCATACGAAGGACAAGCATTTGCAGAATTTAGCCGCGAAATACACGTTTGTGAGCCGTTTATCATCCCTGATCACTGGACAAGGTGGCGCAGCGTAGATAACGGCTACTCTGACCCATTTGCCTGGTATTGGTTTGCAGTAAGCGAAGATGGAATTGTCTATATTTACAGGGAATACACCAGAGATCCAAAAGATGAAAAGGTTAGTTATTCGGATCAGGCCAGAAAAGTGGTTGAATTATCAACACATACAGTGATTGACGAATACGGAAATGAGATTGAGGTAGAAGAACCTTATTCCTTTATAGCTGCAGGTTTAGATGCTTGGGCTACCCACGTGCGGGATACGCAAGGCAAAACGCTTATTGATTACTACCAGGAAGGCGGTTTAACCGGGTTTGTAAAGCCGATTACCGACAGGAAATTAAGAAAAGCTACCTGGCATGAATATTTAAGACCTTTTGATCATCCTGATCAAGAACGGTTTCCAGGCAAAAAGATTGCAAAAGTGCAGATATTTTCTACCTGTAAAAAACTAATTGAAACACTGCCGGTGCTAATAGAAGACGAGAAAAATCCGGAAGTGATCGCTGAGTGCGATCTCGATCATTGGTATGACGGAGCAGGGTATGGCCTCATAGTTTGGCATACAAGGCAGTCTAAATCAGCGAAAGAAGAAGAAAGAAACCCCTTAAAAACCTACAAAAACAAACTAGCAAAAAAACACCAGCAAAGACAGAAGCGGGGGCGGTTGATGTGAAGGTTTGGGTGGAGAATGACGATGTGGCATTGTATCAGGGGGATGCGCTTTCTGTATTAAAGAGGCTGCCGGATGGCTGTAGTGCAAAGAGCGTTATTTTAAACTAGAAAGGATGATACTCCATGACCAAAATCATCAACTTTGCAGACTACCAAAAACAAGCAGCACGAACCATGAAGCCTGGCAGACTGCTAAAAGAGGATTTAGCTGATTATACGATGGGGCTGAGTGGTGAAGTAGGAGAGTTGCTTAACAAAATTAAAAAGAACTTGTTTCATCATCATTCCATTTCTTATGACGAGATTGCTGAAGAAATAGGCGATTGCCTATGGTATTTACATGCGATTGCAACTAAATTTGGGCTGGATATGGGTGAGATTGCATGGCAGAACATTGAAAAACTGAAGAAGAGGTATCCACATGGATATACAGATGAAGATAGTAGAAATAGGATTGTGTAGGAGTGAGCAGGATGAAGTTAATAGAACAATGTAACAACTGTAGGCATAATTGGGATGGGCATTGTGTCAAAGG